TTTTTTTTTGAAAATCGGTTTTTATTTTGAAACCGTTTTCGCAACCCCAAGATGTCTACACGCTGTTATGACATGCCCTTCACGGGGGCTCCGCCCCGCGCCGACTGCGTCGGGTTGGAGCGGACGCTCGCGCGCTCCGCTCCAAATGCTGCTCCCGCTTGGCCGGGGGCGGCCTGCGCTCCCGCAGTTATCGGTCTTGGGTTAGACCTGCGCGGCGCTCCCGCGCCTTGCGTGTCCGCCGGCGGAGTTACCGCCGGCTACCACGCGGCTGTTTAGAAGTCCTTGAACTTCATTATACTTGTGTATTCCTCAGTGATCCGGATTGCTGGGTTCGGGGTACCCTGCACTGACCCGTCCGTCTGGTAATACCCCAAACACCAAAAAATGGACGAGTTCAGCGGCTCGTTGAGACCGTCAGAAATCGCCACATTGTCTTCCGGGTAAGTCAACTTCTTGGGAAGGTGCTTACCGTAATCCCACGTCCACTCATGTACCATTCGGTGACTGTTTTGGTTTGTTGGTATGTTGACGCCACTTACAGGGGCGCCTGTCGATACACCTGAGCTTCTCAGGTATACCTTCTTGGTCGCTAAAACTCGGTAGTACCCCTTCTCTACCGGAAGGTTCGCACACTGGTACGTACCGTCGAAGCTGGTTGTCGTGCCGTCCATCACGTCAAACATCTTCCCGAAATCGTTGTTAGCGTATAAGGCCCTGTAGGTCTTATAGGTTACGCTCTGTAACAGGTAGCACACTACCGTTAGATCGTAATTGATCCCATTCTGCCAGCCCTGCCCATTGGGCTGCTGGGCGGCTATCATTGTGCGGATCTTGAGCTTGCCGGAGACCGGGGCGATCTGGCGGCCATCTCTGTTGTTGTCACCCGCGCCCTGTACCACGTCGGGGATGACCTTGAGGATATCAGTTACATTGTTGTTAATGAACTGATTATGAGCCACTAATGCTTTGTCTGCGAAGGTACCTGTCGAATTCTGGAGCGGGCTAGCGCCCGCCACCGGTCCTTCAAAAAAGCTTACCTGCTTTGTTTCAGCCTTAGAATTCACGACCCTCTTGGCGATCCTGGTCACCAGCTTTGCAGCTGGCTTACTCAGTTTCGCAGGGCCGGTACGGGGCTTCGATCCACGCTTGGGCCTCATGTAATTCTTCGCCATATACTATGCCGGAGATTATATGTCGTCGAATCCAAGGATTGACTCGGTGCTGTCTGTCTCTGTCTGAGCCACCGACTGAGTGTCTGTCTGTCTGTCTGTCTCCACGGGGGGGAGGGCGTGCCTCGCGAGGATGGCGTGGGCGTGTCGGCTCCAACTGCTCCTCCACATTGGGTTAATCGAGATAAACTCTATTCCCCTGGCTCCACCCTTTATCATCCTGTCTATGAGTTGATCGACGTACATCAGGACTGCGTCCTTCTTGTTGACGTCGGCTAGGCGGTCCCTAATCAACTCGTACTCGTCCTTTACCCACATACCACAGATAGACGTTTGTACCTCAAAGATGTTTGGGGTACGCACGGGCGTGAATTCTCCCACGCGTGTTTCCTCCTTGTGCACATACTCCTTCAGCGCTGCTGCGTTCCTCGCTAGCTCGATATGTGCTCGGGGAAACTGCTTCTTTACCGCCGAGAATCTCACTTGGGTAGTCTTGAGGAGGCCTTGAAAGTGAGTCGTACCTTCCGCCTCTCCTTTCTCGTACTGCCCCTCCAGTGACCACCCTGGTGGGAGGGTTCCTCCCACCTCCTCCTTTGTCGGGTTGTTAATCGTGACGCTCCAAATCGTTCCACGCTTTGTAGTGTCCATGGTCCGTAATACTAAGGACCATGTTTTGTGGGCGGGAGAAAAATCAACTTTTTTCACCCGTCCCGGTCAAACCGTCACTTTTTTTTTTGAAAATCGGTTTTTATTTTGAAACCGTTTTCGCAACCCCAAGATGTCTACACGCTGTTATGACATGCCCTTCACGGGGGCTCCGCCCCGCGCCGACTGCGTCGGGTTGGAGC